CGTTGTAGTAGCCGTATGCGCCCATGCGAACCGGATGCACCATGTAGGTGCTGTCGTTGGCTGCGATCACCTTTCCGCAGTGACAAGCCACAATGGTTGCCGCGCTGGCACACAGCCCGTCGATCTTGGCCGTCACCTCCGCCGGGTGCTGCTCCAGCTGATTTCCGATTGCCTGGGCGGCAAACACATCTCCACCGCCGCTGTTGATACGCACCACGATCTTGTCCAGTGCCCCCAGTCCTGCCAGCTCCTCCGCGAACTGCCTCGGCGTCACTTCATCGCCCCACCAGCTCGTTTGCGAGATGTCTCCGTAAAGCAGCAGCTCCACGGTGTTTCCCACCTGGTTGCAGAACTTCCAGAATTTCTTGTTTTCCGGCATTGTCTCTATCCTCCTATTCGCCCTCCACCGGCTCAAACGGTTCATCCGGGCTTCCGATTATATCCACCTCGCGCTTTCGCTTGGCTTCCATCACCCGCTGCTTGATGTTACGGTTATAGTCCCCGCCGGTCATTTGTGCGGTCTCCTCCTGGGCGGTGCTGAAACAAGCCTCCACCCTCTTGATGGCCGCCGTTACTTCCTGCACCGGGTTCAGGTTCGTTCTGGCCGGGCCGTTCCACGAACAGGCCGTGTACGCCTTTCGTATAGCCGGATCACTGAAATATCCCGGAGCCGATATGCGTCCTCGGGCCACAGCTTCTGTGAACCATTCTTCATACACCGGCTGGCAGAAGTCGTCCGCAAACCAGTCCCTCTGCATACCGCAGGTGCGCCAGAACTCATTGAGTGCGCCTCTGGCCGCCGAGTAGCTGGTGGAGAACTGTTTCAGCATGACTTCCGGCGGTATCTCCAGCGCCGCCCCGATCATCCGAATGGTCGCACTGGTAAATGCGTCATACCCTGTGTTTGGGTGCTTCGGGTCTGCGAACTGGACATCCTCGCCTGGGTTCAGGTCGATAATTGCCCCCGGCCCCAGCTCAATACTGTTCTCGTCGCCCCGGTCGATCAGCTCCTCCGCCGGTATCATTTCTCCGAACGGTCTGCCCTCGGTCGGGTTCTGGCTCTTTACGAACACCGTAAACATGGCCGAGATCACCGCCGCTGTGATTTCAGCGTCCGTATATCTTCCAAGCTGTTTCAGGCTCTCCAGAACCGGGGCCAAGATCGGGACGCCGCGCCTCTGGCCCGCTCGTTCCCGGTTCATCACATGGAGGACATTTCTTCGGCCCGTTTTCGCTCCATACGCCTCCACCCGCTTCCAGGTAATGCCGTCCGCATCTGTGGTGTTGTGGCTACCCAGCGGGTGATGGTTGCATACCCAATAGGCGACCACCATCCCGTCTGCGTCTGTTTCGACCCCCTGCACAATGCTGTGTACCTTGTACCCCTGCACCGTGCATGGCATCAGCCGGTCGAACCCGTCCGGGCTGCACACCCTGTCCGCCTCCACCAGCTGCACCCGCAGGTCGTATGGCTGGCCCACCTGCCTTTTCATCGGTAGCAGGGCGATTTCGTCCCCGTTCATCAGGTATCCCAGGAATGCGAGCTGCTGGAGCTGGTAGAAGTTATCTATCCTCTCTGCGTCGCACACCGGAGTATCCGCCCACAGCGAAAATTCCCGCACGATCTGCGCTTGCAGTCGTTCCATTTCTCCCTCAGTCAGCCCCAAATACTCCCCGTCGATCTGCGGCGCAGGCATCAGTCCGCCTGCGATCACATTGGTTCGCATGGTTTTCAGCGCCGCCGCCGCAGTTGGGATACCCATATAGGCATCACGGCTCCGCTGGCGCAGCACATTGATGTTGTCCTCGATGTCCTCTTTCGGGCTGCCGCCGTAGAACTCCCAGCCTCTCATGCTCTTTTTGGTCAGGTTCGCGCCGTAGTTTCCATATCCGCTGTTGATTACCGACAGGGCGGCTCTGGCCGCCGCCCGCTTTGCCGCATGGACAGGGGCAACGGCAATCACCGCCCGGTCAAAGATGTTCGGTTTCGCCATGCCTGTCCTCCTTATAGGTCACGGGCCACGGCCCGATAACTCCGGTTCCGTCCCCCGTGCTTCTCCTCTGCGGACGCCTCGGCCAGTTTCCCGGCCCAGTATTCCATTTCCTCCCGAACCTGCTTCAAATCTGCTCGGGTCAGCATTCTGCTCCCGATCTGATAGCTCTGCCCGGTTGCGATTGCCTCCTCTGCTTTCATCCATGTGTTCAGCTTTTTTTGGCAAAGCTCTTTTGAAAAAACAGCCATTTAGATACCTCCTCGCATCCTGCGGCCCGCCTGCCGTTTCCTCAGCTGCGGCGCTCCGTCCGTCATTTGCAGCACCGGGTTTGCGATTTCCAGCGCCGCCGTGGCGTAATTGCGCAGGTCAAGCGGTTCGTTCCGCTTGTGCTTACTGTCTTTCAGCTCCCACACAACCACGCTCCGCCCCTTTCGGAACCGTACCACCATCTTCTCCGCAGTAAGGCCCCGAAAGTATTCCTCGTCATATCCCGCCGCCTCATTCTCCGGGAAGTGGCAGTAGTTCGGCCCCTTGGTCTCATGCCTGAGCCGCTGATATAGCAGCGCTTTTCCTGCGTCCACGCCGATGATGAACAGCGGCGTTTTTACGCGGTTGTTCGTAGTCGGGTTTCGGATGTATGGCACATCGCTGCCGCCCTTTCCTTTGATGGCCCACACTTTTCTTTCCCACCGGTCTCTGGTGAAGCGATAAACCTGATCGGTATGGTGGCCGCCGCTGTCAACGCAGGCGCTTATGATATGCAGCGTCGTTCCGTCCTTTTTCTTGAAACCGGAAAGCAGAAAAGCGTCCAGGTCTTGCCATACCTGTTCTTTGAGCATATCGCCGTAAATCTTCTGATACCGTATGCCCCAGCTCTCCTTTCCGACACCCCAGCCGACCACTTCCACCTCAAACCGGTCGTCCTGGACATCCACGCCCGCTGTCAGCACCAGCACCCCGTCCGGCACATCCGCATCGTAAACCTCTCTGCGGTTCAGCAGCACAGTGTCCTCCACCTGCTCGCCCCGCTCCTCCCAGGTCTCGCCCAGCTCCGTGTTCACCCAAACTTTCATGCCCTCCGGGTTTCCCTGGTCAAGCTGTTCTTTTGCCACAAGGAACTTTTGGACGATCTCTTTCCAGGAGCAGAAGGTGGATGCCAGCGTATTCAGGTGGAAACCTCTGGCCTCCGCCGCCGGATTTTCTGCCACGAACCGCCCCCGCTTGCTCGCCTGCTTCCACTGATATTCCCCGGATACCACCCCGCACCGCTCGCACTTGTACAGCACCTCTCCCTGCGGGTTCTCCCGGTCAAAGATCACATTGGCCCATACGAACGGCTGGTAATGCCCGCAGTCCGGGCACGGCACATTCCATTCCTCTTTCGTGCTTTGCTCGAACTCTGTTTCGATGCGGCTCTGCCCTTTGATAACCGGCGTGCTGACGATCACGGTTTTCTTGTCCCAAAAGGTCGTCTGCCGCTTCTGTGCCAGGCTCAAAGGGTCGCCCTCTGTTCCGGCGCTGGCCGGATAGCGGTCAACCTCGTCCGCCAGCAGAACCTTGATCGGGCGGCTGGCAAGGCCCGTGGCGCTGTTCGCGCCTACGATGGTGATGTGCCCGCCAGGGAAATTTTTCTTCATGATTGTGTTGCCGCTGTACCTGCTCTTGACATCCACCTTGTCCCGCAGCTCCGGCGTGTCCCGTATCATTGGGGCCAGCCGGTCTTTGGAAAAAGTCTGTCCCATGTCAAGCGTCGGCTGCATCACCAGGATAGGGGCCGGGGCGTAATCCATGTAGTACCCCAGCGGGTTCAGGATAAACGCATCGGTCTTTCCGATCTGCGCGGCACTCATAATGACTACCTTGCGGATGTGCGGGTCTCCGATGGCGTCCATGATCTCCCGCTGATATGGGGCCTTGTCCGTGTGCCAGCGGCCCGGCTCTGCGCTGCTCTCCGCCGACAGCACCCGGTATTTGTCCGCCCACTCTGAAAGGGTCAGCTCCGGGGGTGGTTTCAGCACCGCCGCGCACCGGGCCAGCATATCCATGGTGGGCTTTGGCAGATCAATAATCTTTCTCTTTTTCATGTTCTTCTTTCCGTTCCAGCCACAGCCGTTCATATTCCTTTCTCACACAGCGCTGGAATGGGCAGAGGACTTTGTTTCCCTCGGCGTATGCAGGCCACACGCATCCCTCGCATGGATTTTTATTCCGCTTCTTCTCCATCGCTTTCACCGTCCTGTACCGCAAAGGCCACCCGGTAGTCGCTCATTTCCTCCAGAATTTCGTCGATGGCCTGTTTCAGCTCGTCAAATATGCCAGTCTGGTTTCCCCCCATGGTCGCCAGAGTTGGGGAAAGTTTGGCCGGGAGCGCCAGAAAGCGGCTTCTGATATTCAGGAACATGGACTTGATGCCCCGCTCAATGTCCTCTGTCCGGTGGACTTCTCCCTTGCGCAGTTCATTTTCCAGTTCCGCCGCTTCCCGCTTTGCCCTCGTCAGCTTCATTCGCTCGTTGGTCAGCGTCTCTTTCCCCGCTCCGCCGATGTAGGTGATATACCGCGCCACCGTCGGCTGGAGTTCATAAAGGCCCGGCCTCGCCTCCACAATCACGCCCTCGTCCCTGAGCTGCCGCACCCGCCGCTCGGTCAGGCATAACCACTGGGCCACCACTTTGCTTGTGTAGAGTGTCATGCTTCCTCCTCTCCGCCATCGGCAAAGCTCTCTCCGCTCATTTCCGGGTCTGGTACATCCACCGCGCCGGTTGCCCGCATCCGCAGCAGCGCCAAGCGTTCCCGCTCCAACTCCATGCGCCGCTCGCTTTCCTCCAGCGCCCGCAGACTGTCTGCGATCTTGGCAATACGGCCCTGCACCTTGTAAAGCGCCTCCTGCAATTTCAGCGCCCGGTTAAATGCGCTGTCCTTGCTGTACATTCCCATGCTCTGCACAGCCCCGTCCTTTTTGTCCTTTCCCCGCCCGCCCGGCACTCTCATGTCCATCAGGCTGGAGATATACAGACTATCTTCCGGGGCGCTTTCATACTCGGCGATCTTCGCCAGTATCTTGTGTTCCCGGAATTTCAGGATTTTCATTTCATGCTCCAGGGCCTCTTTGCTTTTCAGCGGCGTTTGCTCCACAAGCTCCCGCTCGCAGTCCGTCAGCATATCAAAAAAGACGGCGCTGTACGCTCCGTCCTTCTCCGCATTCTTGTTCCCGACCGGTGCGCCCGGATGGCTCCCCGCAGCGTTCTGTTTCCCGGCGCTATTCCGGTTCCCCGGCTGGCCGCCCCGCTTTCTTTTGGGCAGCGCCTCGTCCCACTTGTCCGCCGCTTTCCAGTTACGCAGCGTTTGATAGCCCACGCCTTGCTCTTTTGCCAGCTCCCGCAGGCTTACTTCCTCGCCCCTCGCTTTTCGGGCGATGTATTCAGCCTTGGCGGTGTCGCGCTTTTCGCTCCGCTTCGGCATTTCACACCTCCAAATGATCGTGCGCCCCGGCGCAGCCTACAAAAATACCCCGCGTAGGTACGCAGGGCTTCGGCTTGCGCAGGGCGCATCCAACGGCAAAGCCCGCAGCGTTTCCGCCACGGGCTTTATTGCACACTATGATATTAACACAGAAAACCTGCGAAAGTTGCTAACTCCCAAAAAAATTTTTAAGAGACGCAGTTATATGACACCATCCCAAGGAGAACTGTCAGCAAAGTGTTTTCATGGTTCTGGTCATTCAATACCTCTATTTGTGCCATGTAATCGCCATAGCCGCTAATATTCAGTAGCTCTTGCAGGCTGTTGGACGCTTCCGCCGTTGTGTCCACGATCTCCTCCCACTGTTCTACCGCAGTCGGCACCCCTTGCTCCGCCAGCATCGCACAAGCTGCCAAGCCGTCCTGCCACACGCTCACAGTGTACACATACCCCTCTAAGTCAATCTCATAGTCGTTTCCAAATCCAGATAGCGCCTGTGCAAAGCGCTCCCGCAGTTCATCTTCACTGATTTTTTCTGGCTCTGTATAGTTCGAGATGTAGTCATCCTCCAGGAACAAGTATTGACCCACATCCTTTTCGTCTATTTGTACCAGCGGCCCTGTCATGGCTTCTCCGTTTTTCCCAATTTCATATTGCACACTTGCGTTCTGATCTTCCGGCTTCATGACCACAGACAGCGTGTATTCCCCAAGCAGGTAATTCCCATTATCCCAAAACATATCGCTAACAGCCTGCCCGTCCTTAACCTTTACCGTTTGCTTCTCAGAATAACTCTCCTCGTTGCTCAGTGTCAATTCCAGTTTTGTCCCGTTCGGCAGGTTCGTGTTCACCGCAAACACCGGCAGCCCTGCATCTCCCGACACTTCGATTTCCATTTCTGCCTCGTACTGTTTCAACGAATAATATGTGATCTCCACCGCATCGGTTCCCTCGTGCCGGTCTCCTTTGCGGAACAGGTTTTCACCGTTCACAGTTATCTTTGTGATTTTTCCCGCATCATCAGCAGAACTCGTTTCCTTTATGTTCTCCTGAATATTGGTAAATCCGGCTGCGGACAGAGCTTCTATGGCCTCTCCCGCCGTTTGTGTCTGCCACCCGTCACTTCCAAATGGAAGGTCGGCTGGATTTTCATATTTTGCTCCGCACCCAGACATAAGCAAAAGGAGCGTTCCCATAAATAGTAGAAGTACAATTCCTCTTTTTGTTTTCACTGCGTCGCAACCCCCTTTGTATAAAATAAAAAGTGCGGCTACCGAAGCAGCCGCACAAAAACACAAACTCCGATAGTCGCCAAACCAATCTGCGCAAACGGGTCTCCCCATACGAACAGAAACGGAATTTGCATTTTATCAAATTCACTCTGTTCGCATAGGCGAATACCCAAAAGGGTATAGTAACCCCTTTGGATTTTGTTTGCGCAATTATTCAGATTGGTTTGGCCTTTGTATTATATCGCATTTTGTCGCAAAATAAAAGTGCTTTTCAAAATAATTCCTTATTCATTTCCCTCTTGTGCTATCCATTGCATAGCCCATGGGGGATTTTTTATGCCTTGCTTGCTCATTCGCCCCCGTTTGTCGCATTTTTGACCCCCCAGCTATTTCCCGGCCCGGCCCCAGGGAAGCGATTTTTTGACCCCTTACCTAAAAAAATTTTGCGCTTCCGAACCCGCAAGGCTTGGCCTGCGGCCCAGCAGTACCTTTCG